TACTTTTTTTTTAAAGCCTGGGGCGCTGTTCCCCATGTGAAATAAACTTCACATTGTGCGTGCAAATATTAACAGAATATTCATAAAATTACTATTTGGAGTTCATAATTTTTGAGTATACTATAAATGTAATCAAGAGAGGGAAGCGAAAGCGACAAGCTAAGCGTCCAGAAATTAAAGAAAAGAGGAAACAAAAATGAAAATGTACGAATTGAAAAAATTAACAGACACAATCGAAGAAGAAACGGGAAGAAAAGTAAAAATGGTAGGTGAAACCCTATCAACTGGTAGGGCAATAATACATTTTTATTTAAATGATTTGTTAGTGCATACTTATTATTTAGATGAATTATATCACGAATTAAATACATTTTGTACATTGATAAATGCGTTTAAATATGGTAAAAATCCGGTTCAATTTTAAACCGTCTGATGAGTCTTTGAGAATTAAGACGAAACGCAATGTTTACATGAAGCATTGCGTCACGGTGTAAACCGATAATAAAATGAAAAGAGGAAACAAAAATGAAGTATAGTAAAAATGTAAAATTGAACACAGTTTTGAATCAGATCGAAGATGATTTAAAATGCTTAGAATTGACAGAAATTGTACGTTATATGGAAGAATATCCGAATGAACCAGATTATAACATTGCACAATATGGTAATACATTAATTTATTATTATGAGATTAGGAACATGTATACTAGTGCCGGATATAAATCATTTATGGAAAACAAGATATCTAATAGTAAAATGTGGGAGATTTATAAAAGACAAGTTGGATATGTCGCCAGAGAATTAGTAAAAACTTTTTACATTTCTAACGTAGCAGATAAGGAGATGTTGAGAAATGATACTGCAAACAAGATTGATTGACAACAGATATAAAAAAGGATATCGGCAAATTCATAAAGAATTTGCCACTATATCCGAATTGAATAACTGGTTAAATGTAAATCGTAAAATGATTTATGGAAATATTAAGAGATATAGTATATATGATAAAGGTAAAATTACAATAGGAGTAATGAAGAATGAATAATGAGGTTAAATATTTATCAGAATTAATTTATAATAGTTTTAATGATTTTAAGCAATCATTAGTAATTGAAAATTGTAATCTGTGTGCAGATATTAATTTAACATTTTTAGAAAATTGCGTTTTATATTTCTATAATTTAATGCATTAACCGCCTGACGAGTATTTGAGAATTAATACGAAACGCCATTAAATGGCGTCGCGGAAAGCAAATATAATAAAAAGGAGTTTAAAAATGAAATTCACAAGAACAATCACAAGTTTTCACGCAAATGTAATTTTGTTAGATGAGAACGGAGAACAAAAGCAAACCAAAATTGTTTTGTTTGAATCAAATGAAGCAAAAGCAAGAAAGGCAATTTTAAAAGAATTTAAAAATTGTTTAATTCTTGAGTGTTACCCTGTTACCGAAAAACGCTCTATGAGTGTAGAACAATTTATTAAAAATTCAACAGTTGAAGAATAGGAGAATGAATTATGAACGAATTAGCATTTAGAGAAGATGTATTTAATGGTGAAAGTGTAGAACTTGTATCAAGTTTTGATATGTCTACACCTGAAAACAGATTAAAAGTATTGAAGTATACAAACACACCTGATCACAGATTGAAAGATTTTATTAATATGGATATCGTTATTAAGGATATTTATATTGAAGCAGTAAGCGTATTACAAGAAGAAAAAGATGAAGACGGTAACGATGTTTATCAAAAATGCCCTCGTACCATTATTGTGGATGATAAAGGCGAATCATATGTCGCTGTATCTTTTGGGGTGTTTAATGCAATCAAAAGAATCGTAACACTATTAGGTAATCCCCATTCATGGGAAAAACCTATCAAATTTAAAGTGAAACAGATTGCAAAAGGTGACCGCGCAATTCTCACTTTTGAGCCTGTTTTGAAGTAATATTTTTATGCGGGTAAGTTTTCCGCCTTACCCGCTATTAATTCTTGGTGGTGATTAAAATTACAAATTTTTCTTATAAATACAATGATGATTTAACTTTTTATTTCTTGTCACCGCAAGACGTTATTTATTTTCAATCAAAAATTTCTAATGAAAATGTAATCAGCAATCTAAAAAAGGGATATGAGAATCAATACGGTTTACGTATCACCACTGAAATGTGTGTTTTATTGATTTATGCAAGAATGTCTAAAAAATTTTTTAATGTTGATTGTTGCGGGGTGGTTTTATGGCGGCAAGACGTGGAAAGAATGTTAGCATTACAACCGAAATTGATAAACAAGTTAAAAGATACAACGCAAAAGTTAAAAGAATAGTAAATAAATATCCTGAATTAAAACCATTGTACAAAGAAACATTAAAAAGTTCAGAAGTAAAAAAAGTTGTAAAAAAGCAGTCGGATTTAAATAAACTTATTAAAACTGTTGATAAACTTTTTGTAAACGAAAATATCAAACCTATAAAAATAGGTGAAAACCTAACAATAAATAAATGGGCGATAAATGAATATGAAAAAGATAAAAAGACGGTGAACAAAGCAAAAGAAAAAGAATTTAAAATATTAATGGATATGCCTTTTAAAGATACACCGTATTCATTTTTACAGATGGGTGGTACTGTGGATGGTGATTTACGACCAATTACTAAAAGTGCTGAAGATTTTGCAACTACAGGTGAGTTTAGGAGAATGTTGAAAAGTGTTCGGTTTAGAAGTTATCCATCATATATAAATTATAGAAATGATATGTATAAAGAAAATTTGTTAAAGGCTCTTGAGGGTTTTAGTGTTTCTAATGAATTTGTAGACAATGACGCAATGATAAAGAAAATTGATATAAAAGCATTAATTGAAGAAATACCGTCAAATAGATTAGTTGATTTTTTAAAAACATCAGGAGAAGAATTACATTTATTTTTAAATGAAAATTATAGTATATTGCAGAAACAACAAAGGTTAACAGAATTAGTCGATATTTTTAGAGATTTAGTGAGTGAAAAGAAATTGTATAGTTTTATATCCGAAAGTGATTAAAATGTTATATTGTGCTGATTTTGAAACAATAACAGATGATAGAGACTGTCGTGTTTGGGCGTGGGGTATATGCGAAATTCCTTTTGTTACTTCAAATTTCGGAAATTCGATTGATTCATTTTTTGATTATTTAAAAACATTTAAAAAGAATAGTAAAATATATTTTCATAATTTAAAATTTGACGGTAGTTTTATTTTAAATTATTTATTATCTAATAATTATGAATGGGTAAAAGATAAAAAAGAATTAGGATTAAACAAATTTACAACTATGATATCAGACGATATAAAATACTACAATATAACTTATTATGCAAGCGAAAAAGTAAAAATTGAATTTTATGATAGTATGAAAATTATAAATTTACCTGTAGCACAAATTGCTAAATCTTTTGGTATGCCGTTTCAGAAAGAATCAATTGATTACGATGAATACAGGGATAAAAATCACATATTGACAGATGAAGAAAAACTATATTTAACAAATGATATTAAAATAGTCGCTACAGCACTAGACTATTTTTTCGAACAAAATTTAAAGAAAATGACACAAGGAAGCAACGCATTATACAATTATAAGCAGATTTTAGGTGGTGAAAAGAAATTTAGAAATTTTTTCCCACTATTAGATAATACAATTGATAGTGATATTCGAAAAGCGTATCGTGGTGGTTTTACGTATTTAAATCCAGCTTTTGCGGGAAAAATAATAAAAAAAGACGGTTATGTTATCGACTATAACAGTTTGTATCCCTCTGTTATGTTAATGAAGCCATTACCATATTCACAACCGGTATTTTTTGAAGGTCAATACGAATATGATAAAAATTATCCGTTATATATACAACATATTAGAGCACAATTTGAATTAAAGAAAAATAAAATTCCGACAATTCAGTTAAAAAATAATTTGTCTTTTATGGCAAACGAATATTTAACATCAAGCGGCTATGAATATCCAGAGCTGTTTTTAACTAACATAGATTTATGTTTATTTTTAGAACATTACGATGTTTATAATTTGGAGTTTATAAACGGTTGGAAATTTAGAGGACAGACAGGTATGTTCGACGAATATATAAATAAATGGTCTAAAGTAAAAGTAGAAAGCAAATTAAAAGGAAACAAAGGAATGGCAATGATAGCAAAATTACTATTAAATTCGTTATATGGGAAGTTTGGCACAGCTCCAATAGGTAGAAGTAAAAAGCCTATACTAAAAGATGGTGTATTACATTTTGAGAAATTAGAGGAAGAAGAACGAAAACCTGTCTATATTCCCGCCGCTGTGTTTATTACTTCATGGGCGAGGAACGAAACAATAAGGAGTGCACAAAAGATATATGAAACAGGCAATTACATCTATAGTGACACTGATAGCATTCATGCTTTTGGTGAAGTTCCTAATTTTATAAAAATGGATAATGCAAAATTAGGACACTGGAAACAAGAATTTGTAATAAAATATTGTAAATATTTAAGGCAAAAATGCTATGTTGATTATGGACATGAACCGAACGAAAATAAAATGCGTAGAAACATAACGGTGGCAGGATTACCAAAATCAGCAAAACGAACATTTACTATTAAAAAATTTGCAATTGGGGCAACGTATGAAGGTAAGTTGCAACCGAAGCAAGTACAAGGCGGAGTTGTACTAAAAAATACAGATTTTACTATAAAAGGCTTGACAAAAAAGTCAAAACATGATATAATGAAAGGAGAGAAAAGGGAAAACAGCCGAAATATAGTTTATCGGGTGTCACGGTGAAGAACCGCCGTATAGACTGGACTATGTGACAATAGATATTTCGGTTGCCCCTAATCTCATATGAATAAAGATATATATTTTAATATAAATGAAGTTTTATCACATAATAAACTTTTTAGTTTTATAGTCGGTGAACGTGGTAACGGAAAAACATACGGAGCACTTGAATATGTTATTAAAAGGTTTTTAAAATATGGCGAAGAATTTATTTATTTAAGACGTTACAAAACTGAAATAAAAAAAGTAAATTCGTTATTTGCGCCTATAGTACAAAATCATCCTGAATGGAAAATCGAAGAAAAAAACAAAAATTTTTATGTTAATGAAAAATATTGTGGTTTCGCTCAAGCATTAACGCAATCAGTTGTTCAAGCCTCAGTAGCTACGCCAAAAGTAAAAACAATTATTTTTGATGAGTTCACTATGAAAGAGGGAACATACAGATATTTGCAAAACGAAGTAGAAGATTATTTTCTCCATTTCTGGTGTACTGTTGACAGATTCAGAGGAGTAAAAGTAATATTTATTTCAAATGCTTATAGTGTAATTAATCCGTATTTTATCTATTTTGGGATAAACTTTGACGAAAGTGACATATGGAAAAATGACGATATTATAGCAATAAAAACAAATTCAGTAAAGTATCGTGAGGAAATACGTAAGACAAGAAGTGGACAGCTTTTAGCGCAAACCAATTACGGAAATTTTGCTTTGAATAATGAGTTTAAAGTTGATAAACTTGATTTTATTGAACCAAAAACAGCAAATTCAAAATTTAAATTTGATATGATTCTTGATGGATTACAGGTCGGTGTATGGTTTGATAATTACAGTGCTTATTATTTTATATCAAATAAACATACATGTAATGGATCTAATACAATTACGTTTGCCTTATCAAATGAAGATTTAAAAGGAGCAACAGTTTACACAAAAAATGTAAGAGGGATATTTCAATTAGAGAATCTAGGAAAAATGTATCGTTATGGTAGAGTTTATTTTGAAGATTTACAAATTAAAAAGAAATATGAAAGTGTGATTGCAAAATGGTAATAACAAGAAAAATGCACAGTTATTGTAAACATTATTATTCATTGGGATTTAGTGTAGATGAAATAGCAAAATTTATACATAAAATTTTTGATGTTCCTATGACAGCAAGCAAAAGGATAGTAACATGGTGTATTTATTGCGAGCAAAACAATAAAGGCTATTGTCCTGTAGACGAGAAGGAGCTGATTAGGTGAAAAATATATTTTCTTTTGGTTGTGCGTTAATCAGTAGTTTTATATTATATTTAATTGGGGATATAACGATGCCATTTGTAATTTTAATAACGTTTATGTGTATTGATTATATCACAGGATTGCTATTAGCAGGTGTTTTTAAAAAATCGGGTAAATCAAAAACAGGTGGTTTATCCTCAGCTATCGGTTTAAAAGGATTATGTAAAAAAGGATTAGTTCTTTTAATGGTTATTGTAGCAAATTTACTTGATTTAGCACTTGAAACTAGTTACATTCGAAATGTTGTAATCATTGGATTTATGACAAATGAATTAATTAGTATTATTGAAAATGTCGGATTGATGGGTGTTCCCATTCCAAAGGTTATAACCAATGCAATTGATATTTTAAAAGGAAAGGAAGAGCAAGAACATGAATAGTATACATGGTATTGATTTATCAGAGCATAATGGAAATAATACAGATGAAATTATCGCTAATACTGGGTTTGTTATGATACGCACAGGGTACGGAAGTAAAAATAGAACAAAACAAGAAGATAAACAGGTCTACAACAATGTAAAGAAATGTATTAAATACGGTAAACCATTCGGCTATTATCATTATAGTTACGCAACAACTAAAAAGTTAGCCGAAGATGAAGCAGATTTCTGTTTGTCAATTGTAGATAAAGTAAGCAATCAAGGCAACCGACCTTTATATCCTATCGCTTATGATATAGAAGACAAGAAACTTGATAAACTTACAATTGCCCAAAGAACTGATTTATGTATTGCATTTTGTGACAAAATTGAAAAAGCTGGCTACTATGCTGTGATATATGCTAGTCGCAAATACTTTAGGCAAAAACTAGATTTAAAACGTTTGGAACGTTTTGATAAATGGGTTGCAGACTGGACCAAAACAACAGATGAAACCTTGCAAAAAAGTGTTCCGTGCGGTATGCGGCAATACACAGTTGACCGTTCAAAGAATGTTGATAAAAATATCGCATTTAAAGATTATCCAACAATTATAAAAAAGATGTATGATAGCAGAGGACAAATAACAAATACACCTAAAGAATTAAAAGTCGGTTCGGTTGTTAGGGTTTTAAAACCTATTATATATGGTACTAAGAAAAAGTTCATACAATATTATGATTGTTATGAAGTGTTGCAAATCGGCAAGACTTTTAAAAACCGTATTGTAATAGGACGTGGAAAAACTGTAACAGCGGCAATTGATAGAAAAAATTTGGAGGTAATAAGATAATGGATTTCGATGAATTATTTGAAACAATAATTACAAAACAAGGAAACAATGAAAATATTAGTGTAGAATTAAATACATTAATGGAGAATGTAAAACAACTTAATCAAGAAAACGAAAACAACAAAACAAAAATAGCTGAAACAGCTACATATGTAGAAAAATTAAAAGAAGCAAACACGAATTTATTATTATCAAAAGGTTTTGTCTCTAAATTCGAAGAATCCGTACAGGAAGAAGAAACCGAAGATAAACCAAAGGATATAAAAGATTTTATTAGTTTTAACTAGGAGTGATTTTTTATGGGAGTAAAACTTGATAAACCTGTTGAAGTATTCAACACAGTAGTAAAAAACATGTCGCCGGTTGCGGCACAATCTATAGGAATGGCAACTGATGACAATTTAGCAACCGTCGGAAAGCCAATTTTGCAATGGACCGAAGTAGCAAACGCTTTTTACACAACTTTATTCAATTTAATTGGTATGACTTACGTTGAGTATAGAACGTGGAAAAATCCGTTATCTATGTTTAAACGCGGTGACTCAATCCTTGGATCTGACGTGCGTGAAATTGCTATTAACCTTACAAGTGAAAAAGATTATGACGTTACCGGAAGTAGACTTTTGACAAATGAAGCACCTGATTTAAAAGTAGCATATTACCGTGTAAACCGTCAAAAGGATTTTGAAGTTACTAACATTGAAGCGGAATTGCAACTTGCATTTTCCAGTTGGGACAATTTCGGAACTTTAGTTTCCAGAATTGTTGACAACTTGTATCGTTCTAATGAAGTTGCTGAATACGAATGGACGAAAGCAACCATTTCTACAGCTATCACCGATACAAATATTACAGCTATTGAAATGGCAATGCCGACAGATTCGACAACTGCGAATGCTTTTGCTAAACAGGTAAAAACATTGTCAGATAAATTTACATTCTTTAGTACCGAGTATAACGCATATAATAAAATGAATACCGCAGACACTAAAAAATTCAAAACGTTCACACCAAAAGACCAACAGGTTCTTTTGATTACGCCCGAAGCATTGGCGAGTCTTGATGTGGACAGTTTAGCAACTGCATTTAATATGTCTAAAGTTGAATTTATGGGGCGCACAATCGTACTAGATGATTTCGGGGGAACTACTGAAGCACCTATTACGGCTTATGCGATGTTGTGTGATAGCGCATTTATTAAAATTTGGGATAAAACAAGATATTTCAATACTTTTGTAAATCCCGCTAATATGAGTGCTAAACATTTCTTCCATGTATGGCAGACATACGGATATAGTCCGTTCGCAAATGCTGTTATTTTTAAACCCGCCGGTTAATTAATAGAAAGGAGTGACGGAACATGACATTTGTACCTAATTCACAGGTAAAGTTGTGTTCCGTTCCTTTTAGTGACTATACCAATGTATTAAGTTTTGGAACAGATGATACAAAACGATATAATTATTTTTCGGGTAAAACTGTTTATAATTTAACACCGGATGCAGGGTATAGTTATGTAAAAGGAACAGGAGCAATTCGGGTTAATAAAAATAAAGAATCGCTATATAATATTAACTACATGATATACAGAAATACAAATTTTTCAGGTTCAAAATGGTTTTATGCTTTTGTGCTTTCTATTGAATATATTAACGCAAACTGTACAGAAATTAGATTTGCAATTGATGTATGGCAAACATGGGAATCAGCATTAAATTTTCATGAATCATTTATAGTGCGTCCACACATTCCAAAAAGTCAAGATACAATTGGTGCAAATTTGCAACCAGAGGGGTTCACAGATTTACGTTATGTAGAAGAAAAAGCACAAAGGTATGATTTAGGCGAACTTGGATTAATGTTTATAGTTGCTTGTGTTACATATTGGAATGGAACAAACTTTATTAAACAATGTAAAACAAAATCAATCGACGGGATATATTCCGGTTTGTATTATGTACCGTTTTATTCGTCTGATTCCCTTGTATCTTTTGTAAACAAATATTTAGTTGCAGAAGCCGAACATTCAAAAGAAATAATTGCTATTTATACAGTCTCAAAGGATTTTATTGGAAAAAACAATGTAAATTTCAGAGAGGGTATACCATTAGGGTATAATCCAAACAGTGATTCTACTGATAGTTATACATGGCACTCATTATCCTATCATGATGGAACAAATAAACTAACAAAAATAGATATTCAACCAGACCCGGGAGCACCCGCTCAATATATAACACCTAATAATAAAAAACTTTTAACTTTTCCATTTACAAAGATAGTGTTGACTAATAATAACGGTAGTTCGGTAACATATAGACAAGAATTTTTTGACGACATAGACGAATACACCACGGGGGATTTAATGTCGTTTGTTATTAAAGCAACACCGTTATTACCATCATGTACTATATGTTATCCGTATAATTATCGACTGGGTGACCAAACAGAGGGGTTAATAATAAACGGATACCCTCAATGTTCATGGGTAAGTGATACATATCAGCAATGGTTAGCACTTAATCAAAACACTTTAAAATATCAGCAATTAACACCTATAATCAATGCAGGTGTTAACAATTTTAATAATATGATTTCATCAATAACAGGCGGTGCAGGGGCGTATGCTTTAGCAGGAACACAAATGGACAACGCTAGAACGACACAAGGACAATTTAATGTTCTTGGTAATGTTATAGGAAATAGAATTGCCTCAATCGGAACGCAGTTAAATAATACTGTAAACAATATTGTGTCAACAGGTGAACAAATTTGGAATTTTTACGCAAAAAAGGCTGATATGGAATTGCAGCCTAATCAATCTAATGGTTCATATAACAGTAGTAATATACAGCTTGCAATGGATAAACTTTGTTTTACAATTTGTTATTATAGATTATCATACGAACAATTCAAACAAATTGACAATTACTTTGATAAATTTGGATACGCTATCAATGACTTTAAACCAGTAAACTATAATAACCGTAGCAATTTTGATTACATTGAGACATCACAAGTATTAATTGAAGGGGATGTGCCCGAAGACGATATGAACACGATAAAATCTATATTTAATAACGGTGTTCGTATATGGCATAAGCCTGATACATTTTTAAACTTTTCAGTTGCTAATAATTAGGTGGTGAAATTATGGGAAACAAGTCTAGAATTTGGGATACTAATCTTGCAGGGTTTAAAAACAATTCAGCTTTTATGGTGTACTTTTCATATCTTGCTAATATACTGTTGTCCAGATATGAATGGATAAATTTACCTGAAACAATGAACGCTAGATTTCTAGAACTATGTTGTTTTGAAGATGGAAAAGCAGTGTTAGTAAATGACGAGGAATACGGCGAAATCAATTTACGTTATGCCGAAGCTGATAAACTAAACATTTATCAATTACCTACTGAAATTCAAGGATACAGTTTAGACTTTAGACGTGATTACAATTTAAACGATGTTGCATTAGTCTTTAACAACTATTTACGCCAACCGGATTTACCTATTGTATGTGAATATGCAATGCGCTTATATGAAATTAGACGAACAATTGATATTAATGTACGTGTTCAGAAAACACCCTTGTTAATTACTTGTCCTGATAATAAAAAATTAACTATGAAAAACATCTACATGAAGTATGACGGAAACGAACCAATTATTTATGGTTACAACGACACATTTAATGACAGCGAATTTAAAGTAATAAAAACAGACGCACCGTTTATCGGTAATGAAATGTCTGAACTAATGAACAAAATCATTGATGAATTTATGACACGCTATGGAATTAACAATGCTAATACAGACAAGCGCGAAAGATTAATCACTGATGAAGTTAACGCAAATAATCAACTTGTAGGATTATCAGCTGATATTGGTTTACTCTGTAGACAGGAAGCGGCAGAAAAATTTAATTCCTTATACGGAACAGACATCTCTGTTAAACTAAGAAAAGAATTAAAAGGGGATGAAAGCGATGAGTCATTATACAATTCAACTCCGTTGGTTAATTGAAGGTGATTACGATTTAGGAATGAAAGACTATCCAATATTTGACGAAACATACCGTGAAACATTAAATAATAAAATTATACAACATTATTATTTTCGCGAAATAGGTTTCGAAACAGAAGCGTTATTTAAAAACCGTCTTAACAATAAACTAAATGAGATAATGCCTTATTACAATCAGTTATATAAATCAGCACAAATTCAACTCGAGCCATTGTCAAATGTTAATTATTTAGAAGAAATTTCACGCAATCTAGATTCTAATACAACGGGCGAAGCTAATACAACAGGAAGCGGAAAAGGTTCAACAACAACTTCTGGAACATCTAAAATAGATTATGGAAAAATATCTAAATTTTCAGATATTGCACAAGCACAAACTTCACAAAATCAAATATTGAATGACACTTATTTAACCAACGCGACTGTTGAAGACGGTGCAGACATCACAACAGATAGTGGAACAGGTTCAAGTGAATCAACAAATACAACAAAAGGTACATCTAAAGGAACAAGAGCAGACAATGAAAAAACAGAACTAAGACGAAAAGGAAATAACGGCGGTGTAAGTGAAAGTGAATTATTAAATTTATATCGTGAAACATTTTTAAATATTGATATGATGGTTATTGAAGATTTATCCGATTTATTTTTAGGTATTTGGTAAGGAGTGAATTATAATGATAGATTTTACAAAAATCCCTAATATCCATTACTGGACACAAAGGGTTTTACCTTGTGTGTTTGATGAAAGTTTATCTTATGTAGAAAAGATTAATAAGCTAGAGGAAGAATTTAATAATTTAATAAATGATTATAACAAATTCGGTCAAAATGTTGTAACGGAAATAAATACATTTGAAGAAGAAACTACAAATCAAATTAATAGTTTTATTCAACAAGTAACTGATGAAATTAATCAATTTAAAGCAGACATTACTTCACAACTGAATACATTTAAAACAGATATAACAAATCAGCAAAATAATTTTGAATCAAGTATAACAAATCAGCAAAATACTTTTGAAACTACTATTAGAAATCTACAAAAAACATTTGAAGATAATATAACAAATAGACAAACAGAATTTGAGAATAATATAACAACAATAGTTAATAATTTTAAATCAAGTGTAAACGCTAGTATTGCAAATATGCAAAGTGTGGTAGACGATATTCCTAATACTGTAAGTTCTAGTGTGAACGATATTGCTGTACCATGGTTACAAACAAATGTTCCTAATATGGTTAGTGAACAAGTTGCTAATGATGTGAATAAAATATTTGATGTTGACAGTCTAATATATGTAACGCATGATACATCTATCGAAGATTTAAATAACTGGACTACAACAGGAATATATTATGGTACATCGCTTTCAATACTAAGTAATTATCCCACTAATATTGAATCGGGAGATATGTATTGGTGTTTCGTAGGACATACAGACAGTGGTTCTAGTGAAGTAACTATGCAACAATCTTTATATTTAAACAATGGAAGTTGTTTCACTAGGTCATATGTAAATACTAGTAATGCATGGGATTCATGGGTTAGAGTTAGTAATACATTTAGAAACATAGACTCAAATAGCACAGTCGATTTTAACACATTCTTTACTACTGATACTAATTATGGATTAAATGATACCTGGATAGGTGTTTATAACTCAACGAAATGGAGTAATGTGCCTAGTAATTTAGTTGATGGAGATGTAGTGAAAGTAAATATATACCATTATATTATAACCAGTAATAGGTTTACGGTACAAGTTATCAGTAAAATATATTCAACTTCAAATCAGTTCATAAATATTGGAAAAACATGGTCAAGAAACGGAGTTGGCACAACGTTCTCTTCATGGAATCCAACAACTCTTGATTACCAATATCAAGAAATACTTACCAATACACAATTAAACGATTTAACGGAAACAGGAATATATACTATTAGTAGTGAAAGTGGTGTTACAATCGGTGGATTACCATCAAAGGCTTTACAATACGGTTCGTTTTATATCAGAGTAACAGCAAATAACATTGGTACAAATAGCGATGAAATAATTCAAGAAATTATAAATGCTGGTTCTGGTGCTTCTAGTTATACAAGAGAAAAGCAAGGTGCTCAATGGAGTAATTGGAAAAAGATAGGTGCAGAATTGGTATATTCTACAAATAAAACTTTTACGATTGGTAATGGTACACCTTATTGGTGGGATAATATTGTTACAACACTAAAATATAATTTCAGCGATATGCCAAATTACGAATGCCAAATTGATGTATGGAATAGTATGCTAAGTGGATATCTACAAATACCGTTAGTTGTCGGTTGTACAATGACAAATTATGCAGGTACTAATGCTGTAAATCTAACACCGACAGTGTATTGTCCACTTGCTGATGAAATTGTATCAGACCAGACATTTACTATGAATATAAAAGTGTTTAAAAGGTATTAAAAATTAACGTTGTATTAGAAAATATGGTATCATCTGCACCGAGTGGAACTGCATACTATGTTTCATATAAACTTTACAAAGTAAATTAATCAAAATTCACACGCTAGAAAATACAAAATCTAGCGTGTATTTTTATGCAAAAACTTAACATATGTGCTATCAATTTGCATTGCATTTCTACATGAAGAGAGCGCCCCAGGCTTTAAAAAAAAAGTA